GGAGCAGCGCGGCGACCTGATCCGCGCCGATCGGACCCGGGCGGTGATCGAAGACGTCATCGTCATGGTCGCGACGTCGCTGGAGACGCTGCCGGATTACCTCGAGATGAAGTTCGGCCTCTCGACCGAACAGGTCGCCGAGGTTGTGGTCCGGACCGATCAGCTCCGCGACGAGATCAAGAGCAAGATCGAGGATCTGCTGCGGCGTCCGGCCTCCGTGGTGCCCATCGGTGCGGGCCGGCAGGGAGAAATGGAACTCTGATGGTCCTCATGCCTGATCGCGGCCTCGGCGCGCTGGAACGCATTGCGCCGCTGCCGCCTTTCACCACGCCGGAGGAGATCCTCGCCGACGCGCTGCCGCTTCTCGACCCGCCCAGCCGGATTTCGGTGACCGACGCGGCCGAGCGCGCGCTGCGCGTGCCGGTCCAGGGCAACTGGGTGGCCTATGATCGCACAGTCGCGCCCTATACCGTCGAGCCGCAGGACATCAGCCAGTCGCGCCTCTTCAAGACGGTGTGCTTTGTCGGGCCGTCGCAATCGGGCAAATCCCAAATGCTGCTCTCGGTCTCGGCGCATGCGATCATCTGCGCCCAGGCGCCGGTGCAGATCATCCACATGACCAAGACCGATGCGGATGCATGGGTCGAGGAAAAGCTCGATCCGGCGATCGGTGCCAGCCCGGCCCTGCGCGAGCGGCTGGGGAGCGCGCGCGATGACAGCACCTTCAGCCGCAAGCGTTTCAAGGGCATGCGGCTCACCATCGGCTATCCGGTGGCCAACCAGCTGTCGTCGCGATCGCAACGCATGGTCCTGCTCACCGATTATGATCACATGCCGCAGCGGCTCGGCCCGAAGGATAGCCCCGAGGGCACCCCGCATGGCATGGCCCTGCAGCGGATCCGGACCTTCATGTCGCGGGGCTGCGTCTTCGTGGAAAGCACCCCGGCATTTCCGGTCGATCCCGAACAGGTCTGGGAGTTCGATCCTGCTGCCCCGCATCGCCTGCCGCCGGTGACCGGCGGCATCGTCAAGATCTACAACGAGGGCACGCGCGGACGCTGGTATTGGGAATGCCAGAACTGCGCCGAACTCTATGAGCCGCGCTTCGACCGGCTGGTCTATGACCGGGCGCTCGAGCCTGGCGCTGCCGGGGCAGAGGCCCGGATGCAATGCCCGGATTGCGGCCACCTGATCGGCCACCGGCAAAAGGTGCGGCTGAACGCGTTGGCGCTTGCCGGTCGTGGGGGGTGGCTGCACGAATCCCGCCTGCTGGACGAGCGGGGCCGGCGGATCCTGTGCCGGATCGACGATCCGATCATCCGACAGACCCCGATCGCGAGCTATGCGCTGAATGGCGCTGCCGCGGCCTTCTCGGCCTGGGATGAGCTGGTCGAGCGCTACGAGACTGCGCGCCGGGCCTTTGAGGCGACGCAGGACGATATCGATCTTGCCCGGGTGCATTACACCGATATCGGCGTCCCCTTCGCGCGGCCCGATGACGGGGAGGGCGAGCTTTCGGCTTCCGAGCTGAAGGATGCGGCCTGCGATCTGCCGCCGATGACCGCGCCATATTGGACGCGGTTCATCACGGTGTCGGTCGATGTGAACGGAAGCTGGTTTGCCGTCCTGATCACCGCCTGGGGGCTCGACGGCAGGCGCATGGCGCTGGACCGGTTCGATCTGGTTCAGCCTCCGGACAGTGCGCCACGCGCGCGCGACCTGGAGGGACGTCATCGTGCCCTCAATCCGGCGCGCTATGTCGAGGATGCCGATGTCCTGCTTGATCTCGTCGGGCGGGAATATGCGGTCGAGGGCGAGGACTGGTCGCTGAAGCCCTGCGCGGCGGTCATCGACTTTAACGGCCCGCCGGGCTGGGCGGACAATGCCGAGAAGTTCTGGCGCAAGCGTCGTCGTGAGGGGCAGGGCGCTCTCTGGTTCCTGTCGATGGGTCGAGGCGGCTTTCGCCTCGATAACCGTGTCTGGCTTTCCGCACCGGAGCGGGGCTCGGGCAACAAGAAGGCCCGCTCGATCAAATTGCTCAACATGGCGGTGGATCGGCTCAAGGACACGGTTCTGGCCAGTGCGGCCCGGCTCGATCATGGCCCGGGATCCTATCATTTTGCCAAGAGCATCGAGCGCGAGCGCATCGACGAGCTGCTGGCCGAGCGCCGGCATGAGGATGGCTACAAGAAGCGGCCCGGGACCGGACGGAACGAGACGCTCGACCTTTCGGTGCAGGCTCAGGCCGTTGCCGAACAGAAGGGGCTCTTCCGTCTCAACCCGGAGGACCCCCCGGAATGGGTGCTGCTGAGCGAGTTGAACCCTTTCGCAATCTGGACGGGCCGGGCGGAGCCGCCGCCCCCGACCGAGGAAGACGGCGATGCCGATGCCGGCGTCATCGAATGGCTACGTCGCTGAGAGGATAACATGGCGATTGACCTGACCGAACTGACCCGGCTTCGCGACGAGCTGGTCCGAAACCGCGCGAAGGGCGTCCGGTCGGTCCAGATCAACGGCGAGAGGGTCGAATTCGTCGATGACGCCGCCTTTGCGCGGCGCATCGCGGATCTCGACGCCCAGATCGCGGCCGGACAGGGCCGGCACTCCGAGCCCTTCGCCACAATCTATCCGGGCACCGGCAGGGGGCTCTGATGGGATGGATCGGCAAGACGCTCGATCGGGTCATCGGCGAGTTCGCCCCTTCGACAGGGCGGGAGCGCATGGTGGCCCGACAGGCCATGGGTCTGGCGATGAACTACGACGCCGCTTCGCGCGGCCGGCGCACCGAAGCCTGGCGTGCCCCCGGGACAGATGCGGATGCCGCGGCGTTCGGCTCGCGCGAGCGTCTGCGGCAACTCAGCCGTGACATGGTCCGCAACCGTCCCTTTGCGGCCCGGGCCCGGGAGGTCGTGGTCTCGAATGTGGTCGGGACCGGCATCGTGCCGTCGGTTACGCATGAGAATGCGGAGACGCAGGCGAAGATCTGGGAGGTGCTGAAGGACCATCTGCTGACGCCCGCACTCGATGCGCGGGGCGAGCTCGATCTCTATGCCCTGCAGGAAGTGGTGATGGGCACCGTCTTCACCGATGGCGAGATCCTGGCGCGCCGCCGTATCCGGCGCGGCAAATATGCCCGCGATCTTCCGCTCGGGTTTCAGGTCGAGCTGCTGGAATGCGATCACCTCGACACCACGATCACCAGCTGGGGCAAGAACGACGTCGTCGAAGGGGTGGAATACAGCCCGATCGGCGACATCGAGGCCTATCACCTGTTCACCGAGCATCCCGGTGCGGCCCGCATGCGCGGCAGCCTGTTGAGGTCGGAACGGGTGTCCTGGCGCGACGTCCTGCATGTCCGGCGTCTGGATCGGCCCGGCCAGCTGCGCGGCGTGCCCTGGCTCGCGCCCGTCATGCTGACCATGGGAGATCTCAGCGACTACCAGGAAGCCGAGATCCTGAAGCAGAAGATGGCCTCGCTGCTGGCCGGCATCGTCACCTATGACCGCGACGATGCCGCCTCGGTCGACGTGAAGAAGATGCGGGGCCTCAGCAAGCTCGAGCCCGGGGCGCTGGTTGCGGCACCCCAGGGGGCGCAGGTGTCCTGGACCACGCCGCCGAAGGTCGAGGGTTATCCGGAGTTCGTGCGCGAGAATCTTGGCGCGGTCGCCATGGGCATCGGCATTACCCGGGAGTCGCTGACCGGCGACCTTTCCGGCGTCAACTTCTCCAGCGGCCGGATGGGCCGGATGGAAATGGACCGCAATGTCGAGCGCTGGCAGCGGCTGGTGATCGGCCAGTTCTGCGCCGGCATCGAACGCTGGGTCCGCGAAGCCTGGAGGCTCCAGAGCATACTGCCCGGCGAGCCCTTCGCTTTGAGCCATACCGCACCGCGCCGGCCGCTCATCGATCCCAATGATGAGATCGACGCGATGATCAAGGCGGTCGATGGCGGGGTGAACAGCCGCCAGAACGTGCAACGCACGCTCGGCCTCGATCCCGAGCGGATCCGGCGGGAGCGCGCCGAAGACCAAAGCAAGGATGCCGAGGCAAACCTCACGCCTGTCGGGCAGCAGGGCTTGCCGACGGCTCGCGAAACGCGGGCCAAGGCGGCCAAACAGGAGAAACAGGCATGAAACGAGGTGGAGCCGATCTGATCATCGGCGGCGAGCTGGTCCTGTCGGGCTATGTCATGTCCGACGAGGCGGCAGGCTGGACCTGGGACGAGGAGGTGTTTTTCTGTCCCTCCCTGGTCCGCGATGCCTTGCTCGCCATGGGCGAGGGCCGGGTGACGGTGCGGCTGAACTCGGCCGGCGGCGACCCGGTGGCCGGCGAGGCGATCCGCGCCACCCTGGCCAATCATCCGGGCGGTTGCCGTATCATCGTCGAAGGTCAGGCCTCCTCGGCCGCGTCTCTCATCCTGATGGGCGCGGCGCAGCGCGAGATGACCACGGGCTCGTTCATCATGCTGCATAACCCCAAGGGCTA